GTACCCGTGTGCTGGCTGACCGTCACGGCGAAGCCGTGGTTGGCGGTCGAGGGAACCTCAGTTTCACCAGCATCAATTTGGTGCGGTGTGCGTTGGAGACAGAGGGACAGGATATTAGTCAGTTTTGGCAGAACGTGGAACATACAATGTCGATTGCGGCGTCTCAACTGCTTCATCGCTTTGATATTCAGAAGAAGCGGAAGGTTTACAATTATCCGTTTCTTATGGCTAACGGGGTGTGGATGGGGTCTGAGCATCTGCTCCCTGACGATGAAGTTGGTGAAGTGCTGAAACACGGTACGCTGTCTATCGGGTTTATTGGACTTGCTGAAGCGCTGAAGTTTCTGTGTGGAGCGCATCATGGTGAATCTGATTACGCTCAGACGGTTGGTCTCCAAACGATTGAACTCATGCGTCGAGTATGTGACGATTTGAGTGAGAAATGGGATTTGAACTTCACGTTGCTGGCTACTCCCGCTGAGGGTTTGAGCGGACGGTTCGTTGGTCGAGACCGTGAGGACTTTGGCGTGATTGAGGGTGTGACCGACCGCGAGTATTACACGAACAGTTTCCATGTGCCTGTGTACTACGAAACGACGATTGAACACAAGTTGGATGTTGAAGCACCTTATCACGCTCTTTGCAACGCAGGACATATTTCTTATGTGGAGGTAGACGGTGACATTGCAGCAAACGTTGACGCATTTGAAGCAATCATTCGTTATATGCATGACTGCGGTATTGGCTACGGTAGTGTTAATCATCCTGTGGACAGGTGCCCTGTTTGCGGGTACACTGGGATTATTGGTGACGAGTGCCCAAGGTGCCATCGAAAGGAATTCGAAATGGTGCCCGAAGCGTATAGATATTTAGTTAAATAGGAGGAAGTATGACACCCGAGGAAAAGAAGAAGTATGGTGAAGGCGTTGGTTTTGAGCGTGTGCGTCGAATCACGGGGTATCTGGTTGGTACCACAGACCGTTGGAACGACGCTAAGTTGGCGGAACTTAGAGACCGCGTGAAGCACAGCAAGTAAAAGAAAAGCCACCCAATTGGGTGGCTTTCTTGTTATTCGAGATATTTTTTCCAACAAATTCTACAATTCCATTCTCCGCCAGCACGCTCAACGCTTTCACAAGGACATTCTCGGACAAAATCTTCATGTGTGAAATCGTAAGGGGGCGGACAGCGCAGACAATCATCAGCCAGAATGTCCAAAACGTGTTCAAGGCTTTCTTCATTTACAGAAGTGTGAGCGTTATTTTTCAAAAAATCCATGGTTTGTTCCTCCAATATTGACATTTATGCGTAAATGTGTTATAATTCATCCGTTAGTGTAGTTGTACCTTTTCGGTACGACTACATTTTACCAAAAAAACCAATAAAAGTCAATGGGAGAGGAGGAATTTATTTTGAATAACACGTTGAATCAGCAAATTGAACGGCTGAAACTCGCTGTTTTCGGCGATTTTGGCCCGTATACGCAGTTGGTTGCCGCTGATGGCCTTCGTTCTGCGTACATTTTGGCTGATGATAACGCAAATGCCGAAAAAATTGCAAAATTTTTCGTGGAAAAGGCCCAAAATTGGCTAGTCTCCGACCTCGCGACCGATACTGAGCAGAAAAACTTCATTTTGAGCAAGATGTTCGACGCGTATGTGACCCTTGCGCCGAATGATTTCCATTCTTTCCTTATGGCATTGGAGTGGAACCGTGACCCGAAGGAGAGATTCTATCAACCTCGCATGAAAATCCTTCGTCCCATCGTTGATGGCATTACCGATATGATGGTGAACGATAAATATGACATTATGATGTTGTCCATGCCGCCTGGTACTGGAAAATCGACGTTGGGATTGTTCTTTCTGTTTTGGGTGATTGGGCGAAGGCCAGATTTGTGCAATTTGGCTGTTGGCTATTCTACACCGATGGCCAAATCGTTCTTTTCGAGGATTTCCTCAATCGACCGAGACGTGGAGTATACGATTCATACGATTTTCCCAAAATTGACGAGAATTTACACCAGCGCGAAGGAATTGGAGTTGGATTGGTCTAACGACCCCTCTGACGAGAAAAAACCATTCTGTTCCCTCACCTGTGCTTCCGTGGAAGGCTCCCTGACTGGTCGTACTCGTTGTGAAGGTGTTCTATACTGTGATGACCTTGTTGAAGGTGCTGAGACAGCAATGTCACCTACTCGGTTGGAGAAACTTTGGACGTTGTACACGGATAACGCTCGTTCCCGTAAAAAGGAAGGTTGCAAGGAACTCCACATTGGTACTCGTTGGTCTTTGAGAGACCCTATCGGTCGTTTGATGCTGTATAATGAAGATAATCCTCGTTGTAAGATTATCTCCATTCCTGCACTTGACGAGGAAGGCCATTCCAACTTTGAGTACGATTATCACGTCGGATTTTCGACCGCAATGTTTGAGGAAACGAGGAAACTTATCAGTCAAATGTCGTGGAACGCGTTGTATATGCAACGCCCCATGGAAGCGGAAGGCTTGCTATTCCCCGTTGACCAATTGAATAGATTCAGGTACGACGAAAAGGAATTCTTGCACAATCCGCCTGACGAGATATTTGCGTTCTGCGATGTGGCTTTTGGCGGACAGGACTACTTGGCTATGCCAATTTTGGCACAGTGGGGAACTGAACCGCCGCAAGTGTTGGATGTTGTGTTCATGCGAGGAACGTATGAGCGTACGGAGCCTGTTGTTGTTGGTAAGTTGCTGCAATGGGGTGTTCATCGAGTTTGCTTTGAAGCGAACAACGGCGGTGATTTTTATGCCAAAGACATTAAGGAAATGATGAAATCGCGTAATGAGAACTGTTCTATTGTGACTGCTCGTGCTGGCACGGGTATGAGCAAGAAAGCGCGTATTATTCAGCACCAACCGGCCATTATGTCGTTCAAGTTCAGAAAGAGCGACAACTATCCAGATGACGGCCAATACCGCGCGTTCATGGAGAACTTGGTGACATACACAGCAGAAGGTGACGCAGAACATGATGACGCACCAGACGCGTGTGCTGGTGTGGCAACTATGCTGCGTGCTACGAGACGAGCGAAGATTAAACTATTCAATCGCAATTTGATATAAAGGAGACGATATTGAGTATTACACCTTTTGTTTTGGAATATCCTGATTTGAAGTCAATTGAGGTTATGTGCGTTGGAGACTTCCATTTGGGAGACCGCAACCACTCGGCACAGGTTCTCAATGACATTACAAATTGGGTCAGGGCCAAGAAGAATCGCTTCATTACTATTGACGGTGATATTTTCAACGCTGCGTTGAAAAATAGTGTAAGCGATATTTATACAGAGCAGTACAATTTGGATGAATGTATGAAGATGTTCGGTGCGTTCATTGACAAGGTTACGCCAGAAAAGATTCTGGTTTGCATTGACGGAAACCACGACCAACGTATTTGGAACCAAGTGGGTATTGACCCCGTGAAATATGTGTGTGCAACTCCCGGCGTTCGCTATCAGAGCGGCGAAGCCTACGTGACGTTGAAACTGGGTTCTTACGGGAAAAGCCGTGGAGCCGTCACATATAAACTGTTTGTCACCCACGGTGTTGGTGGTGGGCGTAGCGCTGGAAGCAAGTTGAGTGCTCTTATGCGACTTGCCGAAATCGTGGTTGCTGATGTATACATTCAAGGCCATCAGCACGACCCCGTGATTAAACCTCGCGTAATCAACGAGTGGAGCAGTCAGGGGAACGCGATTGTTGAACGCAAACAAGTGTTCGTAGTTACCGGGTCTTGTTTGTCTCGTGGGGGTTATGCTGTTGCGAAGGCGTATCCTCCTGTTTTGACGCAATCACCCGTGCTTACTTTTAGTGGGGAGAAGAAAGAGATTACTACTAGTATTTGTATTTAAGGAGAGACATGACACTACCTACATTTCCCGAATTGAGGTTCGTCGGACGGCAACGACTCTATTCGTACCTCACCCCCGAAGAAATCGAGGGAAGCGATGGAGCCGAAAAAATTAGACTTGATTTGGAACAATACATTATTCCTCTCCACCTGCACAATGCCGCTGAGGAAAATTATTTGTTCGAGTATTATGCTGGTTATCATCCGCCCATTAAGAAGCGTGTCAAGGAGACCAGAGGAGATATTGACAACAAGGTTATTCTCAATTTCCCCAAGGCATTTACTCGGGACATTGTGTCTTATTTTCTGGGCAAACCGATTCAGTATGTGCAGCGAGAACAACAGTATCGTGAAGCAGCGCAGACGATTTCGAACGTGTTCGATGCTGAGAGCAAGAACCTGATTGACTACAACATTGCTACGGATATGTCTATCTGCGGTGTTGGGTATCGAGGAATCTTCCCCGAAGCCACCGCTAAGAACGGCAGTCATGCATCTGTGGTTTCTCTTGACCCGCGATTTACGTTCGTTGTGTATTCACCCGATAGGACGGTTGGGCCGCTGTATTGTGGTACATTCTATTCCACTCCGCCCGCACCGTTTGCCCAGCAAACAAAGACAGTGTATAAGATTTATACCAAGACCCGTGAGTACGTGTTTGAAAGTCCTGGATTCATGGGTATTGCGTCAGTGGAGGGTTTGGAACTGGTATCTGATAAACCCGCAAATCTGGGCGGCAATCTTCCCATTGTCGATTATCCTAACACATACATGATGATTGGCGATTGGGAAAGCGAACTTGCTTTGATGGACGCTATTGATACTTTGGCCAGCGATTCAGTGAATGACATTGAACAGTTTGTGAATTCTATTCTGCTCATGCAGGGTTTTGAATTGGATGACGCAACGCTTACTTCTCTGCAACAGAATAAGATTTTGAACATTCCCGATGTACCGCCCGGAGTTGAAGTTGTTGTTAAGTATCTCGCCGAACAACTTGACGCAGAGGGTGTGCAGAAACTTCGTGAGTATCTTGAAGCGACGTTGCGTTCTATCGTTGGTGTGCCTGATAGAAACAACAAGGGTGCTCGTGCCGAAACCGGTGAAGCCATGTATCTGGCTGGTGGTTGGCAGGACATTGACCTTGTTGCCGCTGCTAAAGAGAAATTCTTCATCGACGCTGACCGTAAGGCTCTTGGTAC